TCATAGTTCATCATAGTGCAAATATACAAATATACATTTATAAAACACAAAGAAATGTAAGAAATATTTTATTTGACCTGACAATATTGAGTTAAACAATTCTAAATCAGCTTGTTGTCCTGCGCTGAAAGATTGCATTTCTTTAAATCCCTTAGTAAGTTTGTATCATACTACTAACTCATTAATCATCTATAAAACAATTAGTTATGACATCTTTATTCAACAATCCATTATTGTCAGCACAGTCAATCAGCAAAAAAGCAGTTGAAAGATCCGGCCAACTTATTTACGATTTTTTCTCCGAAATGGAGGCTCAGGGTTACATCGAAGGTTTTGAATTCGAGATGAAGCCGTATAACAACGGGTATGAGCTTAGATTTGAACCTGACTGCAATCTCGAGAAGCTGGAAAATATTCCTTCTGGTTTACGGAACTACTGCTTCGGAACATATATTATCTGTTTCTATCCGGAAAGCTTTTTCAACTCCTACTTTAAAGAAGGAAATGCCTCAATCACTTACAGATTATTCAATGGTGAGTATAAAACCATCAAGGTAAACAAAGAAACCAACTGGGATACTCTGATTAAAGATTTTTGGAATGACAATCATTCAAAGCTCATCAGAAAAATGGAGCTGTTAATGTCAAGGTAATCACAATTTTGAAAGCAACGAAGGGGGTGTAAATAACTCCCTTTTTTGTGCGAAAATATTAGTTAAACAATTCTAAATCAGTTTGTTGACATGCGCTGAAAGATTGCATTTCTCCAAATCCCTTAGTAAGTTTGTACTATCAATCAATACTACTAATCTATTAAATATCAAATTGTTATGGAAATTAAAATTGGACAGAAAGTAACAGAACTTTACGAAAATCAAACCTACACAGTAGAAGAAATTGGCAATTACGATTCTCTTTTAACAAAAGGATTCGACTTACCAGAACCTGATGAAGAAGATGTTCTGGAAGATGTCTGGGTAGGTATTACAGTCAGGGGAGTTAAGACCGGAATCAACGTAGCATGGTTAAAAAATTAAACCATCTGACCCAAAAGGAGGAGTGAGAAATCACTCCCTTTTTTTGTGCATAAATAATTAGTTAAACAAATATAAATCAGTTAGTTATATGTGTTTAGCTGCTTGCAAATATTACCTATCCTTTGTAAGTTTGTATCATAATAAAACACTAAAAACTAAATAGTTATGATTAAGCAAAAGCAAAAACATTCAGAATTGACATTCACCTACGAATTGTTTTACAACGAGTATTTCTGTGATAGCTTTACAAGTTTAGATGATGCCATTAGCAGGGCCAAATATATCATAAATGCTAATCCTGAATCCAAAGGTGGTTTTACCATAGTATTAAACAGCACAATTATAGCAGTATACTAATCATGGAAACCAAAACAAACAAAGCCCTCTCATTATTCAGCTCCGGTGATTTAGCCGGAGCATTGAAAATCTTCAAAACATTCCGGATAGGACTAACCACCGAGGAAAGACGAATTCTTCAGATAGCCCAGGAATCATTAACCGGAAAAGAAAGTTTCTACCAGTCATTACAGCTCAATACAGAAGCAATCAAGCAAGAAGCAATACAAATCATCAAACAGAAGTATAATCTTTAAAAAACGTCCTTATGATAACAATAGCTCAAATTCAAAAGCGGTACATGAAGCCAATTAACCGGAGCTTCAGGATGCAGATTGAAAAGTACATTTCAGTACCGGAAGTTCAGGACTACATCGAGAAAGCAATGTATTACGCACTCGAAAATGAGGATTACCGGAAACTAGGTCAAATCGGTGGACACAACGGCAAATATCAATATCTGTACTGGCTTTGCTGTATTTACATTCACCCTCTTACAATAGCTCAACACATAGTAACAGAAGCATCAAAAATTAAGTAATATGGCAACGAATACAGACATCAAACCATTCTGCAACCTATATCTTTGGACAGATGTGGAACCTTACGAGGTTGTAGAAGTAGTCAGCCCGAAAAAAGTAATGATCCGAAAAATGGATGCGGTACTGAAGGTGTCACCTCAAACTTTCCATCAGGGAGGTTTTGCTGCCCACTGCGAAGATAACGATTCTCAACGTTGGGAGTGTACCAGTAATCCGGAATATCCACTTGAGACTATCACTCATACCAAAAACGGCTGGGGAAAGCCCGGCAGTCATGGTAGGTATAAAATGAGTGATAAGCCAGTGAAGTTTTACGATTATAATTTTTGAAAGCTATGAAAACAGTCAATGTAGTAGTAATGGATTATTCATGCTGCAAGGTAACACACCTGCAAAACATCATCTTGCCTGAAGAGGACGACGAAAGCACCATGATTGAAAATTACCTTTCCGATAACGGTTTCCACCTTTCCAGTTGCTGTTGGATGTCGAGTGAGAATGAAATCGAGTTTGAAATCTAACCTTTTAATCATGTCAGGATAATTCAACGGAACTCATTCAATATCAAATTGTTGAGATTATATTTAATTAACAGAAAGTGTTTATCAGATAAGCATTTTCTGTTTTATTTTTGTCTGAAAGAATTTATTAAAATACTTAATTAAGTATCCATGAACGAGAAGATTTTAGCGCTGTTGACTAATAAATTCACACAGGCACGAAAAGACGGATTACAGCAGTTGGCACGCTCACTGGCGTTACAGGTTGCTGATGAATCCGAAGCACAGGCACTTATCGACAAACTAACGGTCGAGAAAGTTACTGATTTCATCAAAGAATGGAGACGTGAGGTTGATTCGGAAGTTTCCAATGCCAACAAAACTTTTGAAAGCACACTTCGCTCGAAGTATGATTTTGTTGACAAGAAACACCAAACCGAAACACCCAAAACCGACACTCCCAAACAAGAAACTCCTGACGAAGTAGCCGAGATTATCAAGCAATCCATTCAGGCTGCCGTACAACCCCTTCAGGAGAAAATTTCACTTCTTGAGAACGGAAAAATCACCGATTCACGTAAGCAAACTCTCGAGCGTAAACTCAAAGCAGCTCCGGAAGCATTTAAGAAAACTGTAATGAGCAGTTTTTCAAAGATGCAATTTCAGAATGAGGAGGAGTTCAACTCTTTTATTTCTGAAACCGCGCAAAACCTTGAAGCATTTACGCAGGAGGCTGCAAACTCAGGATTGGGAAGCTTCCCCCGCCCTGGCATTCCTGCAGGGACTGTTTCTCAGGAATCGGTTACTGCCGACATTAAAGCATGGGCAGGCACCCGACAGGAATAACAATCAATCATTTATTCACTTTTGAAATTTAAGCTATGCAGATTAAAAAAGAATATGCACGGGCTGGAATTCCTATTTGGCAGAGTAAAAACACTCAGGTTGCCCAAGGTGGTTACTTGCTGCATGATTCAGCATTTAGCACCGAAGGTACTGTTATTCCTGCCGGAATTCCAATCGGTTTTGACGATACCACACGCAAAGCAAAGGTTGGCAAGTTTGCAGTAATGCAGGCAAGCGCAACCGCTTCTGCTACTGACTATAAAGTAACCAAAGGTCACAGGCTCAAAGTTGGTTTGGCTCTCACTTCCGGTACAGCTTCAGGATCACAAAACATCACTGAAATCAACACCACCCATCAGGATTACGATGTGGTGAAGCTCTCTGCAACGCTGGGAATTGCTATATCGGTTGGAGATGCTTTGTATGTGAACGATGAGGGTTACACCCAACTCAAAGGCTTACTTTACGAGGATGTTGTCATTGACTCAAATGGAGTTGCTGATATTGCCGTAGTACTTCGGGGAACTGTTTATGCACGGAGAATTGTTCCGGTTCCGGAAGCTATTCAGGCAAAACTTCCTCTCATTATTTTCTCACAATCTTACTAAACAGGAGGATAACATATGTCTAAAATACAATCCATTTTCGGGGTTTATGCAAGCAGTTTGCAGGCTATCATCGACAATAGTCTCGACCGTTTCGCTCCTAACTGGTATCCTAAATACTTCGGTTGGGCTCCGGCACAACAAACCCTTACCTTCACTTCGGTGGTAGGTGCAAGCCGTATTGAAGCAGCCGCTTCGATTGTCAATCGTTCTTCGGAAGCACCGTTGAGGGCTCGTTCAGAAATGAGCAAGTATCAGGGTGAAATTCCTGCTATTAAGCAGAAATTCTCTATGCGTGAAGGTGATTACCGTGATTTCCTTGCTCTTCAGGCATCGAGTCTGGATGAAGCAGCTAAGAAAGCCCAGCTGTTGGACTTCTTATTCGATGATGTAAAGAAAGCCGGAAGTGCACCACACAAACGGTTGGATATTATGGTTCTTCAGGCCATCTCTACCGGAAAGATTTCGCTCACGGTGGATAACAACCCAGACGGTATCATCTTAAAAGAGGATTTAGACCTGCTGATGCCATTGGATAACAAGCTTTCGGTTACAACCACTGCCGAACGTAAGTGGCGCAATCCTCTTACTTCAACACCACTTACCGACATTACAAATGTGGTTACTCAGGCCCGGCTTAAAGGTAACTCGTTTGAAAAAATTCTGATGAGCATGACGCAGGCCATGCAGTTGGCTAAAAGCAAGGAAGTGATTGATAGCTTGATCTCTTTCAATCAACTGCAAAAAGGTGCAGCCATTGCTACCATTGCGAAGGTTAACGAGTATTTGCAGGCCAACTTACTTCCACCTATCGAACTGGTAGATGAAGTGATTGGTATCGAAAAGGATGGTATCATCAATACGTTCCGCCCATGGCAGGAAGGAAACATTTCTTTCATTCCATCGGGTAAGCTGGGAGTTATCAAAAACGCTGTTTGTCTGGAACAGATGCAACCAGTTCAGCATGTAAACTACGCTGTTTACAACCGAGCATTACTCAGCAAATGGCAGGAGAACGACCCGTGGGCAGAATTCACGGCTGTTGAGCTGAATGCTTTCCCGGCATTTGAAGCCATCGATAAGGTGTACATTCTGAATGTGGATTGATCTATGACTACAAGGCAACACCTGCAAATAGCTCTTTCAAAATTTGAGGTTGGAGATTCATTGGTTGATTTAATAGTTGTTGAGAACAGCCTTGACCCGGGTTCCGATGTGTGTGTTGATGAAGTGAAGCGTGCGATTCATCGGAGCCTGGGCACATGGCTGCCAGTTCAATCAACTGTTTCTGAAGGTGGTGTTTCGATGACATGGAATTTGGATGCAATAAAACTCTACTATTCTGCTCTTTGCCGGGAACTCGGCTTAGAGGATATTACAAAACCAATCATCAGGGATTATTCAAACATTTGGTAGTATGAAGGGATTTGTTCGGGCGATGTATCAAACCTTAGGTGGTATCAACGAGGATGGAGAACCTATTACAGCAGTAAAGACATGGGGGGAATATATCCCCTGTCAGTATACTGCTAATACGCATTCTAACAAAGGGGTGTACGTGGGAGGAGAATTTCAGGAATCATCCTATACCATCACCCTAAAGGATATGTCGTTCAAAGCAGATTTCATTCAACTTTCCAACTCAAAAAAGGAGCTGGTTTGTGAAAAGCAGGTATTAAGTCTTGAAGTGTTGGAATCCGTAAAGCGCATTAAAATTACCGTGTGATGCCTATTCAACAGATAACACCACAAACCGCTATTGATGAGTACATGGCCAAACGTCTCAAAGAACGGGAAGCCAAACTTATTTATATGCTCGAATATGTGGGTGTCCTTTGTGTTCGGGAAGCAAAGCTAAATCCCGGCTACATCGATCAGACGGGTAATTTGCGTAGCTCTATCGGATATATGATACTCAAAGAGGGAAGAGTTGTTAGCATGTCAGGCTTTCATCAGGAAAAAGATGGTGATGATGGTGTAAAAGAGGGAAAGAATTTCCTGAAAAGCCTGATTGCCAACAACCAAAAAGGTTTGGTTTTGATAGTGGTTGCCGGAATGAATTACGCAGCTTATGTGGAGACCAAACGCAATGTCCTCAAAAAATCAGAATTACTGGCAGAGGATTTAGTGCCCAAATTATTACGGCAGTTAGGATTCAAAGTGCAATGAAAAAGACCGGAAGTACATTTGAAAAGGAAGTGTTTCAGCTCATCAGAGATAGTTCGCTCAAATCGGTTATTTCAGGCGGAATTTACCGTGATGGGATGCGCCCTTTCAACTCTCATCAGGAGGATGCGATTGTCTCATTTCTGACAGGTATTGATGGCCAGTTCCAGCGTGGGATTGTGAACATCAATATCTTCATTCCTGACATTGAGTTCGGAGGTCAGAATAAGGTGAAAAACATCGCCCGGTGTAACCAGATTGAGGAATTGTGTCAGGGTATAATATCATCCCTCAAAAAGGATGGTTATCGCTTTTCGCTGGATTCACTCATCCAAACTTTCAAAGCAGAAGAAACCGACCAGCACTTTGTAAATGTGAAGTTGAGATTCGATTACGTGACATTTTAAATTTTTGAAGTTATGGCTTTATCGTGGGGAAAACCCAAAATAGAAGTAGCGCCCTATGTTGATGGTGCTTTGCCTGCTTCTCCTATCTACACTGCATTTCCCGAAGTTCGGGAAGACAGTGCACGACTTTCCACAACCAAGGGAAAGAAACGGGAAGCACGGGCAGAAGGTGGTGATTTAGTGGATATGTGCTACTCCAAAAACTCCTACACTTTCGAGTGTGAGGTTTTCGTTAAGTCGGGAGATACCCGGCCCATCGAGGACAACGATGGAGTGATTGCAACCAAATATGCAGTTCGTTTAACACCGGAAGACCCGACAGCAGAAGGATTTTTATTTGAAAAAGCACTGGTAAGTGTGGAAGAAATATGGAGTTCGGCTGATGGGAAGTTACTCAAATACACATTTGAAGCACTCAAACCCGCAAACGGTAAGATGTGCAAACCTTATTCGGGGTCGGCTGTATAGCCTTTTTTTAGCGGGGAAGAACGACGGTTGTTCGTCTGTTTATCAATAACAGAAGGTTGGTGGTTCGAGTCCACCCCTCGCAACAATTTTTTATTGAAGGGTTGATATGCGTGTTGAAGAAAAAGTAGCAAGTACAATTTTTCAGGAAGCTGGAAAAATCACTATATGCGGTAAGGAGTACCCAATGGCTCCACCTACTACTGCCACATTAATTCAGGTGTCGAGATTGATTTCAAAATTACCGGACATCAAGCTCGAAAACGATGAAGTGTTTTTCGGGTCACTAATGATAGCCAAAGAATGCCAAATTTTGGGCAAAATAGCCGCAATATTAATATTGGGCGTCGACAGGCATATCTTTTATCATTCCGAAAGAAAAACGCTCTTAAATCGCCTTAAAACACCTCATGCCAGAAAAGTTGATGCACTGGCCGATAAAATTCTTTTTGAGTGCAGGCCCAGTGAAGTAAATTCTTTCATCGTAAACCAGCTTTCAAGGATGGAGATTGGTGATTTTTTCGCTCTTACCACTTCCCTGTGCGAAATAAACATTCTAAGAAAAACAAGGGGGGTGGTATAGAAAACGACAGTATTTGGTCACTGGTTGCCGGTATGGCCAAAAACTTTCCTCAACTGACTTTCAACTCAATTTTATTTGAATTAAGCTACGCAAATTTAGTGCTGTACAGTGCTGTATTACCAACATACGAAGAGGATAACGGTGATATTGATGCTGATGACCCACGAAACAAAGAGCTGATAAGGAGTATGCTGTATGATTAATGATTCCGGAAAAATATGGTATGCCACTGGTATAGACAATTCCCAATTACAGAAGGATGCTGAAAAAGCCAAAGGGCTCATCGGTGGCATTGGCCAAAAGGCGGTTGATGAAGGAAGCAGGATTGATAACACCCTTAGCAATCTTAGCCGGGCTGTTGCAACAGTTTTCACCATTCAACAGGCAACCAATTTTGCCCGGGAGATAGCCAACGTCAGAGGAGAATTCCAGCAATTGGAGATAGCTTTTACCACCATGCTCAAAAGCAAGGAAAGGGCTGATCAACTCATGCATGAAATCGTTGATTTTGCTGCAACCACTCCTTTTGACCTTCAGGGGGTGGCATCGGGTGCCAAACAGTTGCTGGCTTACGGATTTACGGCAGATAGTATCCGTGAAAATCTTACCATGTTGGGTAACGTTGCTGCTGGTGTTGGTTCGCAGATTGGAGATATAATCTACCTGTACGGAACACTTAACGCTCAGGGTAAAGTGATGACCAAAGACCTGATGCAATTTGCAGGTCGAGGAATTCCGATCTACAAAGAGCTTGCAGCAGTTCTTCAGGTAACGGAAAAAGAAGTGATGGACTTAGCATCATCCGGTCAGCTTTCCTTTCAAGATGTTGAGCAGGCTTTCAAAAACATGGTCAGTCAATCCGGAATGTTCCACAATCTGATGGCCGAACAATCCAAATCCATCACAGGGCAGCTTTCCAACTTAGGGGACTCCATCGACCAGATGTTTAATGAGATGGGTCAATCTTCCGAAGGTGTTATTACAAGTGCTATTTCCGGTGCTTTGTATTTGGTGGAAAACTACCAAAAGGTAGGTGAGGTGATTGCATCCCTTGTTGCACTTTACGGCACCTACAAGGCAGCAGTAATGGTATTCAATGTTGCCCAGTCCACATCCATCGCTTTAAGCAAGGGCTGGACGATAGCTGAGCTGGCAAAGTTCAAAGCGCTGGTACTGGTTGAAGGAGCTCAAAAACTCCTCAATAAAACCATGCTGGCCAATCCTTATGTTGCAGCAACAATGGCTGTTGTTTCACTAACAACGGCTTTAACCTTTTACGCCCGCAGTGCAAAGAAAGCACAGTCAGAAACCCAAATGTTGGGTGACATCACAAAGGAAGCAGAGACCAATATCAAAACGGAGATTACGGAACTTTCAGGCCTTAGAAAGGTGCTGGATGATTCCACTAAGGGTTATTCCGATAGAAAGAAAGCGTTGGATAAGATAAAGGAGATTGTACCCGAATATCACGCATCACTCACTACCGAAGGGACGCTGATAGACAACAATTCAGAAGCACTGGATAGCTATGTAAAGAAGCTCAAATACACCGAACAGGTACGAATCGCTGTTGCTAAACAGGCAGAAGCTCAGGAGGCACTCGATAGCTGGAAAGCCAAAAACAAGGATGTTCTTGCCAATGCTGTAGCTAAAAAATACGGTGGTCGGGAAAATGAGATGTTTGCCGGAGAAAAGGCCGCCATGGATATTTACAAGCGACTTTCGGATGAGGCACACAAATACTCACTTGTGATTGATAAGCTTCAGGAAGAAATGCTAAAGGTAACTCCTGACAGCACTACTACTTTCACTGCACCTGAAAAGGAGGATAAAAACACAGCCAAACTTCTCGATCAGATTAAGAACGAGAAGGTGGAAATCCAACGTGCAAAGGAGGATTTATACTTCAATCGTGTTGAAGCAGAACTGGAACTGTTGCAAGATGGGTCTGCCAAGGAACTGGCTCAATTGGAGCTGAATTTCCGTCGAAAGATTACCGAAATCAACCGACAGGAGGAAGAACTGCTTCAGGTTCTGCGTAACCACGCCAAAAAGGAATGGGAAGCAAAAGGTGGTCAGGGCTCTTTTAACGAAAACTCCATCAGTCTACCTAAAGAGCAGGCCGATGAGTTTGAGCGAATGAGGGATGCTGAAAGTAAGGCATACGAGAATTCCCAGGACGATGTGTACAAAAAACTACTCCTGAAATACCAAACCTATGCAGAACGTAGGAAAAGCATCGAGGAAAAGTTTCAGAAGGATATTGCGGAACTTTCCACCAAATTCGGTGCTGATAGTTCTGCTGTAAAGGTTGCTACCGAGCAAATGAAAGAGGCTCTGCAAGAACTTTCGGAAGAAGTATTGAAGGATGGTGGTTCCGGTTTGCTGGATTTATACCTGTTTGGTGATGGTGCTGATTTTCTCACATCCAAAATCAAAGAAGCACTTCCGTTATTCGAGGATATAACCAAACTCACTTTCAAGGAGCTTTCAAAGGTTAAGGAAATCATCGGGAAAGTGACTTTTACCGACAAGCAGTTAGCGCTGTTTAAAGAAGCTGGTATCGACGTTGAAAAACTCAAAACAGCACTGGATGAGGCCAAAGAATCAGCCGAAGGAATGCTGGATGCTAAAGCATGGGAAAAGATTGTCGATATGGCCCGAAAACTCACGGATTCACTCGGTGAGTTGGGTGATTCATTGGCTACTATACCCGGAGTTGTTGGTGAGATTGGAAAGGTTATATCAGGACTTTCATCCGGTATGGAGGACGTGCTAACCATCTTTGACAAAAATGCTTCAAAAACGGATATTATCAGTGCTGGCGTTTCAGGCTTGTCAACGCTTATATCGATGGTTGGCAACCAGATTCAAAAAAATAAAGAAGCGCAAGAGGAGTGGAATGCAAAGATACTTGAAGCAGCTCACAACACGGCACTGGCTCGTATCGAAATGGAAGCCTACAAAGACTCCAATATCTTTGGTGTGGAGAATCCGTATTCAAAAGCCATCGCAGGAGCCCGGCAGTATTCGGCTGCAATTGCAGAGCTGAATAAAACTGCTTCAACTCTTTCACAGGGTCAGGTTCAGACCGGGACAAAACAACAGGTTGATGTTGGCAATATCGCTACCGGCATCGGGGCTGGTGCTGCTGTTGGGGCCGCTATTGGCTCATTCATCCCGGTGATTGGAAACTTGTTGGGGGCTGCAATAGGAGCTGCAATAGGTGGTATAGCGGGAGCTGTAACCACCAAAACGGTTCCGGTATTCGAGTCACTGGCCAAAACCTATGGTGAGATTTTCGACAAAGACACCTTTGAACTCAATCCTCAGATACTGGCTGATTACGACAAGCTGGATGAAGCTACTAAATCCATTGTGGATAACTGGCAGGAGATAGCCGATAAAGCACTTGAAGCGCAAGAGCAGATGCGCCAGAACTTCTCGGATTTAGCCGGAGATATTGGCGGTATGCTTTCCGATGAACTGATTAATGCCTTTCGTAATGGAGATGTATTTGGAGCTGTTGATTCCTTCAGAGGAAAGGTTACCTCCGTAATTGAGGATATTCTATCACAACTCATCTTTGCTCAATACTTCGAGGGTTTGTTTGATAGTCTTGAAAAGGAGATGATGAATAGCTTTGGCGCCAATGGAGACCAAAACATCGTGGATGACATTGTGCGGTTTACGGAAAGCTACAAAGATTCACTTGGTAGCTACAACGAAGCGCTGATAGCAGTACAGGAAGAACTAAAAAAGCAGGGTTTTGATATTTTCACCAACACACGGAATGCAGCCACCAAAGGAATTCAATCTATTTCGCAGGAATCGGCCAACGAGTTAAACGGCAGGTTTACGGCAATTCAGGCGCACACATACCAAATCATTGAGAGCTTGAAAACTTTGATGATTAATAGCGCTCAGTCCCTGAAATATCTTTCGGGGATTGAAAATCACACCTCCCGGCTTGAAAACATCGAACGGTTTCTTTCTTCGGTAAAGTCCGGAATTGAGGATATTCACACTAAAGGAGTTTACATTCGGGGATGAAGGGCATATTTTACATAGATGGACAAAATGTTTCGCAGCAGTACGGTTTCGTTCTGTCTGAAGGAAGCTATGTTTCACTGTTGGCATATCCTCCCTTGAAAGAGCCGGAGATGAATTCATGGGCTGAATACTCAGGGATTGAGGTGGATTTATCGGCTCCAAAGCTGGATGCTGTTACCCGCAGGCTTAGGCTGTGTTCTTTTCGACCTGTATACGATTTACAGGGTTTTATCGGGTTGCTTCAAAGCAAAGGTAAATCAGACTTCACCTTCCCGGACTTAGGCATTACCCAAACGCTTAGGTATGTGGGCTGTACAGGAATTGATGTGGGTGATGTGCTGGAATGTGAACTTGAATTCTGTGAGGATGAACCATTGAAAGGATTCACCTTTCAGGCTCCTATCGCTGGTAATACCCCGAATCAGGGATTGCAATTAGATGGAGTCGATATTTCGGTTTACAATCTTCAGTTGCTCGATGGTACGGCAAGTTCTGTTTTAAAACCTTCAATGATAAAGCCCGGGCTTTTGATTACATCAAGAGGTATAACAGGCCAGAAATCTTCAATGGTTCCGCTATACACTCAAAGCAGGGACGTGACATTGAAACTTTTTATGAAGTGTGCCGGAATGAACTTATTTGTGCGGAACTACTACTCATTGCTGCATAAGTTAATACAGCCGGGTGAGCGTGAATTGGTATATGGCCTTTATGATCAATCCCTGAAATTCTTTTATAAGTACTCTGCCATCAATTACTTTTCAAATGATGGTTCAGTGTGGTGTGAGTTTGATGTCAATGTTTGTATAACAAATGGTTAGGTAGATATGAAGCTGTTTGATAAAGATGGCGTTGAAATAGTTGAGTTGATTGTGAGTGATGATAGCTATCGAAATCGTAGGATTATGGGTGAAAATACCATAACTCTCAAGGTTCAGCTTTACGAACATATCGAGATACCTGTCGGGGCTTATTGCATCTATCAACAGGAGCGCTATACATTACTCAGGCCACAAAATATCAGAAAAAACGACTCGAAAAACTTTGAGTATACCATCGTTTTAGAGTCTGCTTTCGCTCGTTTGGGCTTGTACAAGTTCCGTGACATGACTTCCGGACGACTGAAGTTTTCACTTACAGCCCGACCAGTTGAGTTTCTGAACATGATTGTTTGGAACCTTAATCAACGGGAGTCCGAATGGACGGCAGGTGACTGTATCGAAGGGTATGAGAAAACGATTTCCTTCAATCATAACTTCTGCATCGAAGCGCTGAAATTCATTGCTGATGAGTTTGAAACCGAATATGAGATTGTCGAAAAGGTTGTTTCATTAAAGAAGGTAGAATACAACAAAGATTACCCCCTAGCTCTTTCGTATGGTAAGGGTAACGGATTCAGATCTGGTGTTCGTCGTGATAACTTCGAGAATACCCATGCTGTTGAAATTCTCTATGTTCAGGGTGGAGATAAAAACATCGACCCGGCTAAATACTGTTCATCAGAACTTTTACTTCCTCGAAGCCAGGAGCTGATTTACAACGGAAGGCTTTACAAAACTGATGAGCAAGGGCATTTTGTGTATCGGGCAGACAAGCCACTTTCATTCGGAACGGAGGATAGTTTAGATTGTACACACATTTATCCATCAAGAATTGGTGAGGTTACGGAGCTAATAGTAGCTGATGCAGATAAAAACTTCTATGATATTGTAGATGAGTCTATTCCTGAAACGCTCGATTACAAAGCATATCTTATTGCCGGAGAAACGATGTCAATTATTTTCCAATCCGGAATGCTGGCTGGTCGGGAGTTTGATTGCAATTATCTGCATTCAGAGAGAAGGTTTCAACTCATCCCGCAGGAGATAGATGGGCAGATTATGCCCAATGATATATTCAAACCTTCAGTGGGAGACAGGTATGCCGTTTTTGGGATTTCCCTTCCCGAAAGCTATGTAAGTGATAACGAAACGAAGTCAGGTGCCTCGTGGGATATGTTCCGTGAGGCTGTCAGGTACCTTCAAGAGAACGAAGACCCCCGCTTTTCTTTTACCGGAGAGTTGGACCCGATATGGTCGAAAAAGAACTGGCTGGAAATTGGCTCGAAAATCAGGTTGGGTGGTTTTGTGGCATTTTGTGATACTCAGTTTCAATCTTCACCTGTTTTGATAAGAATTATTGGTATCAGGGACTACATCAATTCCCCTTACAGTCCTGAAATAGAACTCTCTAATGTAACTGTTGGAGGAGGTTTCTCAAACTCCATCAAAAAGCTGGAAACAACGGAGGTAGTAGTAGAGCAGAAACATCGTGAGTCTATTCGGTTTGCAAAACGTGGTTTTCGTGAAGCGCAGGAAACAACCCGGATGCTGGAAAGTGCTTTCAATAACTTTTCGGGCTCTATTTCTCCATTGTCGGTTAATACCATGCAATTGCTATTGGGTGATGTCAGTCTTCAATTCCGGTTTGTTGATGCTCAGAATCTCTCGCTTGAACTGGTGCATCATATTCACTTTGATACAGGACGAAAAGTTATCGTGAGTGAAGCTGGTGTCATTCAACATATGACAATCGGAATCGAAGAGATTTCATCCACACCTGCTAATCGCAGAACATGGATATTGCCGGAATATGAGTCTCCAATTCTCGATAATCCCGAACAGGCCTATTACCTCTATGCGAAGGTCGAAAAAGAAGGGAATGCAGGTGTTTTTCTGCTTTCTAACTCACCAATAACCATTGATTCTATAACTGGTTACTATCATCTGATGGTGGCTATTGTCAATTCCGAATATCTTGGTGATAGAAGTGTGGTTCCCATGTATGGCTTTTCAGAGGTTCTGCCCGGAAGGATCACCACTAAAAAAATAGTTTCTTCGGATGGTAAGACCTATTTCGACCTTCAAAACAACCAGATTGGTGGGAATATAAAATTCATCTCAACAGGCGGACAATACACGGATATCAACGAAAAAATCTCAGATGTTGAAGGAAATGTAACCTACAAAGTCGAGATTTTCAGTACCAACGGTAACTCATTCCGGAATGATGTAATTGAAACTACGCTTATTGCGATGGTCTATCGTGGTAAGGAAGAAATCACATCAACACTTCCACAATCTGCTTTTCGTTGGATTCGTCAGTCCGATAATCCGGATGCAGATTTAGTCTGGAATCAGAGATACTCAACTTTTTACTCAAACGTGCTTGTAATCAACAGCGAAGACGTTGATGGCAGGGCTGTTTTTAACTGTCAGGTAAATATTTAACACAATCATTTTTCAATTTTAGTCTATGGCACAATTAGTTTCTACAGGACAAATTACCATCGTTGACAATAACGATGCAAGGCCGATTACGGCATTTATCACTGCAAGTCAGGGAACACAACAAATCTACACTAAGGATGAAAGTTCCGTTTCATCGGTTCCAAACTGGGCATCATCTCCAAACGTTTTAAGCGCAAAAGTTTACGTGGGTGGTACTTCTTCAGCAGTTGATGTAACCAATCAGGTGTCTAACAGAAAGTGGTCGAACGATTTAAACACCTCTATCGGAAGTGGAACGACCCTTACCGTAAACACGAATATGGACCCGGTATCTGCTCCATCGAAGGTGTACTACTTTGAAGCGGATTATACCGACCCAATTACGGGGCTTGTTTCTCACATCATTGCTCAAATCACATTAACCGTTGTTCGCACCGGAACAAACGCTGTTTACCTGCTGCCAAGGGGTACCACTGCCATTCAGCAAGCTGATGGAAGCACAAAGAATGTAGCTGTTGTTTGTGTGGATTTGGTTCGGGCTGCTGGTGTTGATACTTCAGGTATTACATACAGGTTCTACGAGTCTAACGGAACTGCTCAGGTTACTACTTCCATGAATACGAAGTATGGTTTGAAAACAACATCTACGTCATCTGCCCCAACAGGAAGTGCTTCTGATATTGGCGTGAACTTACCCGCTTCTAATGCATGGTCGGCTCATAACACACTGGTAATTCATGAAAGCGCTGTTGCTGATATTGCTGTATACAGAGCTGAAGCAAAGGATGCTGATGGCAATATCTATCAGTGCTACTTTACCATTTATGATGTTTCCGACCCATACGAAGTAAAGCTAATCTCGACAGCCGGAGAAAAACTTCAGAATGGGGTTGGTAGTACCAACATCTATCCGATGGTATGGAATGGTGCAAGCCAGCTTAGTACTGCTACTACTGCCAACTGGTCGTTTACGTGGTTTTTCTTTGATGGAGCTGCACCCGGAAACAGAGCTGGGTTTATTGATACGACAAGAACTGCCGTTGCAGGCGGTCGTAGTATTACGGCTAATACTGCCGGAGCTGCATGTGTTATCACCTATTCAGGAGCTGCAATCACTTTTGCTGCCGGAGACATGATAAAAATTGTCAAGGCTGATGGAACGGCAAAGTATTACGAGGTAGCAAGTGGAACGACTACATCCAACCTTACGTTGCGTGCTGCAACCGTTTCAACCTTCTTGAACACTCCATGGCCAGCTGCTTCGATTACAGCTAATGAATTTGTCGGAGGTAAACTTTATGTTTGTACCGGAACCGGAAGTTCAGCAGGCACACGCACCACAACAGGTACCGGCTCTTCGAACTTCATTACTGTAACTGGTGATGAGATTGATGGTAAGGGTACCATCATTTGTGAAGCTAATCGCCCATAATCTTTCATTTACAGAGGGCTGTTGAATTGCAGCCCTCTTTTCTTCTTCTGTTTTTTGTTGATGATATGCCACAGTTAGTTAGTACAGCACAGATAACGATTACCGACCAGAGTGATTATATTTTTACTGGAAACACTCCACCTTCCAATCCTATTGCAGGATTGACTTTGTGGGTAGATACTTCCGTTTCACCAAATCAATTGAAACGTTGGACTGGTAGCTCATGGGAGGTGGTAAATAAAGTTGAAGTAGGAGGAACAAACCTTCTTCCAAATTCGAGCTTTGAGGATAGGTTTAATTACTGGACAACTCATGGTTCAGCAGTTGCTCAATGGTCTGCAAGCGGTTACAATGGAGGGTATTGTCTTTATATTCCCGGGTCGGGGTATTCAAACGTGGGGATTTATATTCCCTCTTTCATGTGTGAAACAGGCCAGTCTTATACTTTTAGCTGTATGGCGAAAGTAGAAAAGGTTGGTTCTCGTGTTGTTCTTGGATGGAAGGATAGCAGTGTTTCTGCAATTCAGCAACAGTTGGCCTCTATGCCTTTAAATGTATGGAGAAAGGTTCAGATAACTTTTACCGGAGATGGTTCAACAGCGCCCATTTACCTTATTTCATCCGGATATAATCTTTATATTGACCATGTGAAGTTGGAAAAAGGTAACATGGCTACCGATTGGTCACCAGCTCCCGGTGACTTCTCCAATCTATTAAGCGATATTGCTAACGATAACAAATTCACACCTGATGAAAAGCAAAGTACATTAAGGGAATGGCAGTCAATACAGAATGAGATTAGCTCTTTAAGAACGCAGGCTGACAATTTTAAGGTGAGTCGAACGGTTTATGATGCTACCTATGCCACACTACACTCATACATCACTCCATTACTTTCGAGTCTGACTACTACCAGCGATATTGTTGGAACAACTTTCAGAACCAGATTCAATGACTACTATACGGCTAGAACTAATTTGTTACTTGCTATCAGTCAACAACAGAAAGACAATTTTGATAATCTTATTGTGGGTGGTGAAAATCTCTACAATGATACCTGTGGTTTGTCTGTTTGGTCACCCGGAGGTTCCACACCTACAATTACAAGAAACACGGTCAATTCACCAAATGGATTTGAGTTTGTTTCCTCTGATGGTGGCAATGGAGTAAACGTTCGTATTTCAAATGTTGTAAAAAGCAATGGTTATCATGTAGTTTCATTTTTGGCCAAAGTAACTTCGGGTTCACATTCATTTTCGGTTGATTTGGCAGATAATCAGGTAGGCTCTTTCATGCTGAATACTAACTGGCAAAAGATTGAAGCAACAGCCAACGTTCAGAATCATACCGCAGATATTTACAACTTCGTTGATATAGCTACATCCGGATATGTAACCTGCTACATTAAAGATTTTCAGGTTCAAAAAGGGAATAAATCAACTGAGTATAACAAATCTACCGAACTTATCACAAAGGCGATTCAGGGAAGTACTGATATTGATGGTGGTTTGGTTGCTACGCATTTGTTGATGCTAAAAAATAGTGGTAATTCGGTTACAGGTGGATTGTCCGGTCTGAGTTCAGATAATATCGGATATTGGTCGGGTGGTTCATATAACGAAGCCTTGACTGGAATTGCAAAATCAATCATCAGAAAAGATGGAAGCGGCCATTTTGCTGCCGGGAACTTCAATTGGGATACCATAGGGAATATTGCCCTGAAAGGATTCATCGATGCCATTGGAGGAAGAATCGGAGGACTGACAATCCAACAAAATTCACTTTCAAGTACTGGTATTCGCTTCTCTGATTCGCCCGTAGAATCGTTAAACAGTCTTTTAACACCTTCTACTGCTTCGTTTTATTATCAGTCAAGTTGGAATGTTGAACTTCAAAGTCAGACTGCATGTGCATATACTCAACAACTCTATCTGACTTTTGAAGCAAGCATTTCTTTTGTTGCCTCAACCTATTCGGACGGGAATGATCAACGATGGAGAGTGGAAATCACCGGAAATGACGGCTCGGTTGCTTATTTAGATTCAGGAATGGGAGTTCTGAATCAAAAACTCTATACTGTAAGTCTGGGAGTTGGAAGCTATGTTGTAAGCGTGTATTCAATGAGTGTGGCCAATTTTCAACAAATCGTTACCAATGCAGCTATAATCTCAGGTTCTCCTACCAGTAACATTATTCAGGCTACCGGATATGTGAGTCAGACGAAAGTTGGGAATAATGGACTGTATTCCTTTTGGAGTAACCAGCTTTATCTTTACTTCTCTAGTTTGGCGGGATTTGAGCTGAAAGGGCCTACTAATATGCCCGGTGTTTTGGCAAGTGGGAGTATATCAAGTACTGGTGCACAATCGAATTCATGGGGAGCTAAAAAAAATAGTTCAAATGCATCCTATACAGCTACCGGAATATATGATGTGCCACACCTTGCAGGTTCCATCTATCAGGTGATGATTCAACCAACAACTGATAATGTTAGAGCATCTGTTACCTCAAAAGGGAATAATACTTTCAGAGTTCAACTTCGTACAAACTCAGGTACAGCCACCGTTGGAAATTTTGATTATGTGATTTTTGGGAGTAATTAGGTTTTGTTTTGGTTTTTTTTATAGCTTTGCATCTCAAATCTATTTTAGCTATCAGTTTATGAGAAAACCTATTCTGAATCTAATTTTTATCTTAATTGGACTTGCCTTGTTAAGTTGTGATGAAGAAGTTGACCCTAAATTATTGCCAGTTGTTAGCACTACAGAAGTTACATCAATTTCATACTACTCGGCTCAAAGTGGTGGTGTTATTACCGCTGATGGTGGTTATGATATAATAGCTCGTGGAGTCTGTTGGAGCACTTCTCAAAATCCCACAATAAGTTTAAATACCAAAACAGTTGATGGCTCAGGAACAGGTAGTTTTAAAAGTTCTATAACCGGTTTACGATCAGGTAGCACGTATTATATGCGGGCATATGCAACAAATAGCGTTGGAACTGCGTATGGCAATGTGTTAAGTTTTACAACAGCTGTAATCACAGTAACCAGTGCCACAGGAAAGGTGTGGATGGATAGGAACTTAGGTGCAAGTCGTGTTGCTATCTCTAGTACAGACGCAGAAGCATATGGTGATTTGTACCAGTGGGGAAGAGGAACCGATGGACATGAGAACCGTAATTCTCAAACAACATTTACGTTAACTAATAGCGATACTCCCGATCATGGTAAATTCATCACTGTAAATAGTGGAAACTACGATTGGCGCAGCCCCCAGAATAATAATCTTTGGCTGGGAGTGAATGGTACTAATAATCCATGTCCTGAAGGATTCCGGATACCTACAACAGCAGAATGGGAAGAAGAGATGAAAAGTTGGAGTAACAAAAACTCTTCTGGTGCTTTTGAATCACCTCTTAAATTGCCTGTGGCGGGCTACCGCTACTACGGCAGTGGTTCGCTCCTCAATGTAGGCTCCTTCGGCTATTATTGGTCGGGTACTGTGCTTGGCTCATACGCCCAGTACCAGTACTTCTTCAGTAGCTCTGCCGGCATGAGCTACAGCAGCCGCACGAGCGGATTCTCCGTCAGGTGCATCAAGGATTAGTGTTCTTCTCTAATTCCGTAAGTTGACCATGTTTAATTATAAGCCATCATTTTTTTGTGTTCTGACACCTCATACATATCAACCCTACAAACTGTTTTTACCATGAGAAAGGTTCTCCTCTTTATACTGATTGTTGGTTCGTTTAACAGCCTTTTTGCCGATATAAGTGTTAAATCGTTTCGCAAACTCGAAAGCGATTTGGATGCCCGGGTGCATCATCCCCTGAATGATCAGAACGGGGATATTTGCGCTATTATCAAAGTGGTGACTACCCAAAGCGGTTTTTTGTTTGATGGCGGAACAATGGGCATTGTGAAAACAGTACCTAAAAATGCTGAAATTTGGGTGTATGTGCCCTGGGGAATCAAACGATTAACCATTACGCATCCTCAACTCGGACTGTTGCGCGATTATATGATTCCCATGCCCATCGAAAAGGCCACGGTGTACGAATTGGTGCTGATTTCGGGGCGGGTGGAAACTACTGTGGTTGAAGAAATTGCCAGTCAGTGGTTGGTGCTTACTCCTGAACCTGCAAATGCCTTGGTGTACATCAACGATGAATTTGTAAAAACAGGCGAATACATGGCTAAACTAAAGCCCGAGACTTACACCTATCGGGTGGAATTACCATTGTATCATACCGAAGCTGGCAGGCTTGAAATGGGTGCTGAAAAGAAAACCATGAACGTTAAGCTCAAACCGGCCTTTGGCTATATCAGTGTAAACTCACAACCCGAAAGTGGCGCTCAGGTGTTTGTGAATGGTAAATTACTAACTGCTAGAACTCCACTAACCACCGAGGCCATTGCAAGTGGAGAACATACCGTTCAGGTTGTGAAAGAGATGTACCAGCCGGCAGTGCAAAAAGTTACGGTAACCGACGGACAAACCACCCCACTAACCGTTCGTTTACAACCTAATTTTGCGGAATTGACTGTAATTGCCCCTTTAGGAGCCACTATCGTGTTGAATAACGAACAAAAAGGTGTCGGGAGCTGGAACGGTAGATTGAGTTCAGGTATTTATTCGGTAGAAGCACGGCTATCCAAACACAAAGTTGCAAAACAGGATGTGGAACTTGCTACTGGTGAAAAACGAACTATTGAGCTTGAGCCAACTCCTATTTACGGATCATTAGATGTAATTTCATCACCTTCAGGAGCCAACATACGAATTGATGGAAAAGACTATGGCACCACACCAAACACCCTAAATCGTTTGCTCATTGGAGAGTATACCGTAGAATTGAGTCGGCAAGGTTATAGCGCGGTGCGAAAATCCATTAGCATCAACGAGGGAGCCAGTGCTTCTATTAATGAAACCTTACAAAACGGCAAAGAAGTAACTATCCGTTCAACTCCTTCCGGAGCCAATTTGTTTGTAGATGGCGTGGCCATGGGCACAACGCCCTTCATTGGAAATTTATCCTTTGGCAGTCATGTGTTGAAGATAGAAAACGGAGGAAAATCAGCAGAAAAAACAGTGGAAGTAAAAGAGGCAGGAGGTGAGTCGGTGTTTGTTGTAGAAATTGTTACGGTGCCAACAGTTTATAACCCCAAAACAGGCAGAACATGGATGGATAGAAACCTGGGTGCAAGCAGGGTAGCTACCTCCAGTACAGATGAACAATCATATGGTGATTTGTATCAATGGGGAAGGGGAACCGATGGGCATGAGAAGCGAACTTCTCAAACTACATCTACATTAAGCAGTAGCGATACTCCCGGCCATGGTAAGTTTATTTTGGCACCAAATAGCCCTTATGATTGGCGCAGCCCTCAAAAAAATAATCTGTGGCAGGGAGTGAATGGTACTAATAATCCTTGTCCGGAAGGATTCCGGATACCCACCGCAGCAGAATGGGAGGCCGAATGTATAAGTTGGAGCAGTAGCAATTCAGCGGGTGCATTTGCTTCACCCCTTAAGTTGCCTGTGGCGGGCTACCGCTACCACAGCAATGGTTCGCTCGGCAATGTAGGCTCCTACGGCTACTATTGGTCGGGTACTGTGGATGGGACGTACGCTCAGTTCCTGTACTTCTACAGTGGCCTTGCCTTCATGGACAGCAACCGCCGCACGTACGGAAACTCCGTTCGGTGCCTTAAGGATTAGGTATTGACACTTTGATTTATTCTGACACGTTGTCACTTTAACTTCATGTTACGCAGTGCAGGGAGTTTCACCTACCGCCTGTGGCGGACGAAGAGAAAATAACACAAATGAATAACAGCTTGCAGATTTCAAGCTTACCCAAGAGGATAAAACTTAACCAGTCTTTTGACACTTTAGATTTTTGACAATATGAATAGAAGCTTTATTGTTCTGATTTTTTTAGCTTCGTTTTTCTCCACCTGCGAGTTGCCCGAACGCGACAATCCCTGGGACGAAAAAGCGACCATCGATGCCGAAAGCTGGAGTGCCGATGGCTTTCAGATACAGGATGTGAACCTCACCTCCAAAAAACTGAGCTGGACTTATACAGGTGATAACCGAATAGAGGGATTTCAGATTGACCGGAAAATTGGTGTGGGAGAATGGCAGGAGGAAGTGTATTTTGCCGGAAAAGATGAGCGTGAGTGGGTAGATACGAGCGTATTACCCGATACCACAAAAACTTATACCTATCGGTTGACAGCAGTTGCAGGAACGAAAAAATCGAATGTGCGAACTGGAACTGCTGCCGTACGATTTCCAAAACCTTCAAACCTTAGTTTACTGGTAAATACAGATACTACAGTCAATCTTAGTTGGAATTATGATGCTTCGGGACATGAAGGATTTAAATTTGACCGAAAGAAAGATGCTGAACCCTGGCAACCAGCTTACAATTCAGTTAACAATACACTAACTTCTTTTGAAGATAAATTCACTTCGGGCAGCGATTATTTCTATCGGGTATATGCCTATTACAGAGAATTTAACTCGGCAGCCTTAACTGATTCGTTGATTTTTCCAAAACTTACTACAGCCGCAGCCACCAGCATTTCATCGGCAACGGCCATCAGTGGCGGAACAGTAAGCAGAGGAACTTCTATTACTGCCCGTGGAATTTGTTGGAGTACTTCTCAAAATCCAACGATCTCTTTATCTTCCAAAACTACGGACGGCTCGGGATTGGGAGCCTTTGTAAGTTCGGTTTCCGGATTACAGCCTGGTCTCACTTATTACGTGCGGGCCTATGCCACCAATGCCATGGGAACAGGCTACGGAAATCAAATCAGTTTTACATCTTCCAGTGTATTGGCCGCGATAAGCACAACAGCAGTTTCAGCCATTACCTCCACCACTGCCCAATCAGGTGGAACCATCAGTTACGATGGAGGAGCCGCCATCACCGCACGGGGCGTTTGCTGGAGTACATCGCAGAATCCGACTGTTGAGAATAAAAAAACACTGGATGGAAGTGGTGCCGGAAGTTTCTCCAGCACGCTTACAGGATTACAACCCGCTACTACCTATTTTGTAAGAGCGTATGCCACCAGTTTGATTGGCACTGCCTATGGTGTTCAGGTAAGTTTCACCACCTCAAGTACTTTAGCGACTTTAAGCACCACGGCTGTAAGTTCAGTTACTTCCTCTTCGGCTCAGTCGGGCGGAACAATTAGTTCGGATGGAGGAGCCACCATAACCGCACGGGGAATTTGCTGGAGTACTTCGCAAACACCAACCGTAAGTTTATCCACCAAAACAACCGATGGCTCAGGAACCGGAAGTTTTGTAAGTGCGATGAGCGGCTTGCAACCGGGAATCACCTATTACGTGCGGGCGTATGCAACGAATAGTCAGGGTACAGCCTATGGAAATCAGGTGAATTTTACCACTTCCAGTGTTTTAGCAACAATTACAACCACTGCTATAAGTTCCATCGCCACCACTTCAGCCGAATCCGGTGGAACAATCAGTTCCGATGGAGGAGCCGCTATTACAGCTCGCGGTGTATGTTGGAGCACCAATCAAAATCCGACCACCAACGATAGTAAAACCTTAGATGGCAGTGGGACAGGTAGTTTCAATAGTTCACTCACCGGTTTAAAGCCCGGCACCACCTATTATGTGAGAGCGTATGCCACAAGCATCATCGGCACAGCCTATGGTTCACAACAAAGTTTTACCACATCAAGTACTTTGCCCACACTTTCAACCACCGAAGTAAGCGCAATTACATCAATATCAGCCCAATCCGGTGGAACAATTACAGCCGATGGAGGAGCTGCAATTACAGCTCGGGGAGTAGTATGGAGTACAAGTCAAAACCCAACTGTAAGTTCGAGTACTAAAACTACCGATGGCTCTGGAACCGGAACTTTCACCAGTTCAATCACCGGATTAACAGCTTCTACAACCTATTATGTGAGAGCCTATGCAACAAATTTGGCAGGAACAGCGTATGGAAATCAACAAAGTTTTACGACCTCTGAAACATCTACAGCATTTGAAACTGTAACTAATCCAGCAACTGGTAAAACCTGGATGGATCGAAACTTAGGTGCCTCACGGGTTGCAACTTCCAGCACTGATGAATTGGCATACGGAGATTTATACCAATGGGGAAGAGGAACAGATGGGCATGAAAAACGCACTTCTGAGACTATATCTACTTTAAGCAGCAGCGATACTCCAGACCATGGGAAGTTTATTACTGTAAATAGCGGTAACTACGATTGGCGCAGTCCCCAAAACAATAATTTATGGCAGGGTGTTAATGGTATTAATAATCCTTGTCCAGAGGGATTTCGATTGCCGACTTTAGCTGAATGGAATGAAGAAGTTCAATCATGGAGTGTTGAGTCTTCTTTGGGTGCGTATGCTTCGCTGTTAAAACTACCTGTTTCGGGCATGCGACAGAAGGGAAATGGTGCTTTTTATGGTGTTGGTCTAAATGGGTATTACTGGTCAATAACAAGTTACGGGGGCTTAGGAAGATTTTTATATTTGTATATTGATAACAACTATGCATATGAATCTGCTAGCTATCGAGCAGATGGTAATTCCGTTCGCTGCATTAAGGAACAGAATGAACCAAACCTTCCTTCAATAACTACAATGTCATTGTCCGAAATTACATCTATTTCTGCAATGGGTGGTGGTAATATCAGTACTGATGGAGGAGCTTCGGTTACTGCCCGCGGCGTATGTTGGAGCACAAGCCAAAATCCGACTGTAAGTTTGAGTACAAAAACTACCGATGGTTCAGGAACTGGTTCATTTATAAGTTCCCTTTCGGGTTTGCAATCAGGCACGACTTATTATGTTCGGGCTTATGCCACCAACAGTCAGGGTACAGCTTACGGCAGTCAGGTCAGTTTTACAACAACTTCGGCTCCTGCAGTTAGCACGGTTACCAGTACGACCGGAAAAGTATGGATGGACAGAAACTTAGGTGCCAGCCGTGTAGCAACTTCCAGTACCGATGATCAGGCTTACGGTGATTTGTATCAGTGGGGTCGCGATACGGATGGACATGAGAAACGAACTTCTCAAACTACTTCAACATTAAGTAGCAGCGATACTCCTGGTCATGGAAAGTTTATTACAATAAATAGTGGAAACTACGACTGGCGCAGCCCCCAAAATAATAATTTGTGGCAGGGTGTTAATGGTATTAATAAGCCTTGTCCTGCAGGATTCCGCATCCCCACGGCAGCAGAATGGGAAGCAGAACGTGCAAGCTGGAGTAGCAGGAGTTCATCAGGTGCATATGCATCTCCCCTGAAATTGCCTATGGCGGGCTACCGCGACGGCAGCAGTGGTTCGCTCTACGATGTAGGCTCCTACGGCTACTATTGGTCGGGTACTGTGGATGGTTCGAGCGCTCAGGGCCTGAGCTTCTACAGTGGCTATGCCACCATGTTCTACTACTACCGCGCGAGCGGAGGCTCTGTTCGGTGCCTTAAGGATTAGGTATTGACACTTTGATTTATTCCGACACTTTGTCACTTTAACTCCCTGTCACGAAGTGCAGGGAGTTTCACCCCACCGCCTTTGGCGGTCGAAATTCTTTTAACAAAAAACCGGAACATCTCTGCTCCGGTTTTCTTTTTTACTGCAATCCCTGCTTTTTCAATTCTCGATATTCAGCTCCCGTTATTGGTCTAAACTTAAATGCGTTGTAAAAGACACTGTACACTTCATCGTAGTCCTGTGCTTCAAATGCCAATCGAATTTTCCGTTCTGCTTCTCTTAACACGGCATTCGGAATGTATGCGATGGTGTCTATGTCATCGTTCGCTCTAAACACTTCAATCACCATATCATACGCTTCAAGGAAGTCAGGGATAAAATATCCATCCGGATGTAATATGTCAGTTGCATATCTCAATAATGCTGGTTCCTCTGATATGGTGTCTTTCCCGGCAAAACCGATAGCTGCTCCCATTCCTGTTGTAGCATTAAGTGCCGCATTGAAACATCGTACATTTGTTGCCAGCTTTACAATTTCCAAAGGAGTAAGATGTTCCGGATTCTCTGAAACTCTTTGTGCTCCTACATTCGAGACCTTCTTCTCTCCTTTAATCTGCAACATTGTTGTTGGGTCTAAATAGAAACCTTTCTCTTGCTCACATCCAATGAGCGTGACAATCAACGAAATAAATAAAAACCTTTTCATGACAAAATTAATTAGTAATACATTTGCAAATATAGCATATATTAGCATATATTACAAATAATTATTTGTTAATATGCTTACTATATATGCACTTTATTGATAAATTTGCGATAAAATTTCAAATGGCATGGTGAATCAAAGTGATAAGATTACTCCAAAGACATGGATAGGCTGGGCATTGACAATCATTTTGTCGATTGTTGGTGCATGGACTTCGATGAGTTCGAGGGTTTATTCCACGGAATCCCAAATCAGGCTTCTGGAATTACGTGTTTCGGCAGTCGAAAAGGGTTACGATAAACAGCTTGAAACGATGGTTAAGCTGAACGAACAATATAACGAAATCAAACAGTCTTTAATTCGGATTGAAGGTGTGCTAAACACCAAAGCAGATAAACAATACAGACAGTAGGTTATGATGAACATTGTGGGGTGGATTAAGGGAAAGTTGAAAAGCTTTCCGGAGTTGTATTCAATACCCATTGCTTTACTGGCATGGGTGATAAGCATTGAGTTTTTGAGGGCATTGGATGAAACGGTTGGTATTTATGATTCTGGCATTTTTCAGATTCCTATCTTTTCAATCATTTTACTATTCACTTTTTTATCAGTTGCTTGGTTAGCAATGGGCTTAATCTTTGGCTCGTTGAGACGATTTTTGAAGGATGAATTTAAAAACGCATTTCAGCAGTTAGATGTATGGGAAAAGGTTCTCTTGTCGTATATGGTGTTCTTCTCGCTTGTGTTTTCGTTAGTAGCTCTTTCCTTCGTGCTGACATAAGGCAAAGGGTTGCCGGTATTTATTCAGCTGAAATTGGAGTAAGGGAACGAACCGGAAACAATGATGGTGAAAGGGTGGAGATGTACTTGAAATCATGTGGTCTGAAAAAAGGCCAGCCATGGTGTGCCGCCTTCGTCACATGGTCTTTCCAGCAAGCCGGAGTTGAAACGGTAATAAGCGCTTATTCTCCTTCATGGTTCCCGGCTAAAAAAGTTATCTACACTCATGGTTCAAAACAGAATCTTATTCCGGTTCAGGCCGATGTTTTCGGCATTTACTTCTCCTCCAAAGGTCGGATAGCACATGTTGGTTTTATTGATCAATGGGCTGAAAATTCATCTTTCTGTATTACAGTTGAAGGAAATACAAACGAAGCCGGGAGTAGGGAAGGAGACGGGGTTTATCGGAAAAAAAGATTGAAAAAACAGATTTATAAGGTTAGTAGATGGATTTAAGGATTACAAAGCTGATGATAGTTAACATGCTATTGTTGAGTGCGTGTTCTGTTCACCGGAACCAAACACCAATTATTTCAAAACAAAGTTCAGGGGATAGTGAGCAGGTTCGGAAAGTTAGTGTTGATTCTGTTAACAATCAATCAAAAACTGAGAATATCGCAACTGAACAAAGTTCGACACAAAACAGTGAATTGATTGCCATATTTCGGGAGTTTGATACCGAAAAACCTGTTTCAGAAATTACTGGTACCCCGCCAATTAAAAAAGAGTCCATTACAGCGACTCTAAGCGTATTAAAATCTCAACTCAATAATACCCATCAAATAACTTCAAACGGCACTACAAGCTATTCAAAATCATTTGATGAGTATTTACGAGAGAGATACAATGTCGATAGCCTGGTAAAAGTTGAAGTTGCCAGTATCAATGCTGAAAAGAAATATGCCAAATTACCATATGTTGTTATGATTGCCATTGTTGTTTTGTTTTTTTTCTTTCATACCTACATCCATAGGTTGTTTCAATTTCTTTGCAAAAAGTTGTCTTAAAAAGAATAGTTTGCGAAATGCACTGCCTTCGTTGTGAAACGAGGGCTTTGTTTTTTTAATGTGCTGCATATCAATTAGTTAAACAACATTAAACACAAAGTTAACCAATTGTAAAAGTATTGACAATACAAATATACTAAAGTAAGTTTGCTTCATAATTAAATCACAGTAAATCAAATAGATATGAGCTTGATAACAAAAAATAAAGAAATCGAATTGCTTCTCAACCTACTCGAAGGTAATGGTTACTTCGCAGATAAATTCGGAAAAGATATTCCGGTGATGATTGAAAACATCAAAAAGGATTTCCCGATAGAAAACGGAACCTCAATCATAGCAGACGAAGTTAAGCACATTCGGGAGAAGGAACAGCTTCTTCAAAAATACGAGAATGAAATCCGCCAGTTGAAGAAAGAACACGAAGCCAAGCTTCAGGAACTGTATCTCTTCTTTCTGAAAAGCGATGATGAAAAGATGTACAACAAAGTAGTAGCTGATTTAGGGATTGAAAAAACCATCAAGCTCAAACATCAGCACCAACTTCCTTTTACCGAGAGTGAAATCAACTACATGGTCAACAAATTAAAGTAATCCACTATGCAACTTTTCAAAGTATACGCAAAGGTCACAATGCAGGGCACACTGCTTTATAACTCCTACTACTTAGTCCGGGCCGAAAGCAAACAGCAAGCCCGGGAGAAAGCCAAAGAGATAGCATGGGTTGAGCATGCACCTTCGATGCAATCCAAACTTTCAGTTAAAACATCATTAAACGATTTCGTAAAATAATAGCAACTATTCAATTAAATTTTTTACACCATGACAGTTTACAAAAGCCCCATGCCCGAAATTTCAATCAAGTACAAAACAGGGCACCTTAAAAAAGCACTCGTTACATGTTCGCAACATCTTTACGAAGTTTTCAAAGAAATGTACGACCAAGATACAGTCGAAATCATCGAAAGTATGATTGTTCTTTTCTTAAACAATGGGAACAAAACAATAGGCTGGACAAGGCATTCTTCGGGTGGAACCTGCCACACGGTAGTAGATGTGCGGATGATTATGACAGAAGCACTCCTTTGCGGAGCTACCACCATTGCAATCAGCCATAATCACCCGTCAGGCCAGTTATTTCCCAGCAAAGAGGATGAAAAAATCACTCAGAAACTTAAAGATGCATGTGATTTCATGCAAATGCGATTACTGGATCATATCATAGTCCCGGGTGACTTAAACGGTTACTATTCATTTTGCGACGAAGGAAAAATCTAATCAATAAAACATCAGGTTATGAAACTTATAGTTCACAATTTCACACCAAACGGGCTGCAAAAAGCGCAGCCCTTAAATGAACTTCCAATCGGAATGAAAGTGTATGCATATGGAGCATTCGGTTCAGAAAGTATTTACTGTATTACCGGCCCAATGACAAAACGTGGGCAGGAGATGTGTTTGATTTCCCGCTGGAGTCCTAACGCTTACTTTGCCAGCCCCAAAGATTATCTTGACACTTACAGTAAGCCTGTTTCTAAAAAGTTCGGAATTGGTTACTACTGGGATGATGTTGATAACCATATCTTCCCTGAATCACGAGTAAAAGCAGCTATCAGGCGTGCTGAATGGATAGAAAGGAAGATTGCCCAAATGAATGAAGAAAAACGACTGGCAGAGCAGAAGGAGCTTGCAGAACTACCGGGCCGCTATCCTCACTTAACACCGATACCAAACGATTGTAAGGATTGGTACAGGGCAGTCAAGGCAAACATTGTCGCTGAGTTGAAGCATCACTTTCCCGAACATAAGTTTTCAGTGAACAAAGATGGCGACAGATCTATCAGAATTAGCTGGTACGATGGTTTAGTGAGCGAAAAGGTAGATGATGTAATGCGCAAGTTTGAAAGCCACAAAAGTGATGTTACAGGCGATTTCTGGGATTTTTCACCTTCCTGTTTCAATAATGTTTTCGGAGGAATGAAGTTCGTATTCATCAATCGGTACATGTCGGATGAAGTGAAGAAACTCACCAAACAAGTTGAAGAAATCCTTCCTGACAGATATAAGGCATTAGACCAGCAGCTACTTCGTGAGTACTGGTCAGAAACCGATTTTCCCTTCAATGCTACCAATATAAGGGTAGTAGAAAACCCGGATGCCAAAGGTGTCGATGATTTATTCACTTTTCAGTACGATATTCCGGAAAAGCATACTTCTGTTGCTTCTCCTGAAGGAATACAAGTCGTAGAATACTCACCCAAAAGCTTTGCTGTAATCGGAGATACAAAGCCCTTAAAAGACAAATTGAAAGCCCTCGGTGGCAAGTTTAACTTCCGGCTTACATGTGGTGCCGGTTGGATTTTCCCAAACACTCTTAAAGAAAACGTACTAGAAGCTTTACAGTTATGAAAGAATTCATCAAAGAAAAGCTGGTTGAAATGTACTCAACCTGCACTACTGACCAGTACGGTCAGGTTGCTAAGTTTAACTTCGGACTTAAAGGATTATTCGGAGACAAAACCGAACAGGTGTTGGAATACATCAAAACCGACCCGGTGATAAGTTACTCAACCTATGGCAATCGATATGGCACCTACAAAGCAGTTATGGACATTCTGGATGAGGAAATAAAAAGTGCTTGTGTTGATGCCCTGAGAAGCAATTTAAACTATCAACGTAACATGAGGAGCTGGTAATCATGACAAAGATAAGACAAGCTGAAATAACACTATACAGCAACGGTTACAGCATCGAGTATGTAATTTCTCCCAGAGGAAAGAAACTGGTAGTAGCTGTCAAAGATGAAAAGCGAACCTATGGAACCACTGTGCTGGAACTGGTGAAAAAGCTGAATCTAATCAATCATTAAAACAAAGTTATGTTAGCAAACAGACGAGACCTTCGCAAACTAAAATCAATCTCCGGAATGGCAGGCAAACTTCGGTCTGCCTATACTGGACTTTCTCAACCCACAAAAGAAATGCTTCAACGGGAGTTCCGGGGTGGAACTGAAAACCATATTATCCGGTTTGAAGCGAACATAAATCAAGTTGTTGAATCCATTAAATCTGAAAAACATGAAAGTACGTTGTGAAATTTGCCGAGATTTATACATCCTATCAAACGAAGAAGAAGCCCTTTTTGAAGAGGGACTTCTCGAAACAAGGATCTGTCCGGATTGTGAGGAATACGAGGAAATGAGACCGGATGATATTTGTGAGTATATGTCGTATTCGGATGCTGATTGTGGGTTGTAGGCAAATTCTAAAGAAAATTTAATCAAATATAAAATCTCCGATTGTATAAGTCGGGGATTTTTGTATTTTTGCGAAAATACTAAACTTTTTACCATGGCTTACTTTATAGGAACTGAAAAAGACTTCAAACGTTACATTGGCCCAATTCTTAGAAATTTGGTTCAGCAAATCACAAGAGACTACAGACGTCAAATAGGCAAATGTCAATTTTGCGGAACAACTTATAATTTAGAGGCTGCTCATGTACATGGCAAAGATAGAAACACTATCATTTCAAATCTTTTGAAAAGCTACAAGACGGGCAGTGAATATAACGTCAGTCTTTCTGAATTTGAAAAACAATTCAGAAGTCATCACGCACAAGTTGAAGAAGCGATTCTTATCCTTTGTAAACAATGTCATTACGAATATGACAAAGGTCATGGTAATACTATCCAACAGGAAGAGAAATCTATTCAATCGGAAATAATAAGTAGTAAATCGGAATCTGTTTCATCATCACCAAGTAGTTCTCAACCGGCTAGACTTTACTCAAATTCAGAGATTCAAAGCGAGATATGCGAAGTGCTTAAAACACTTTCTAAAACTGAGCTTGAGTATTTCTGTGACTTACAAAACAGTAAGGAAGTATTTGGGCTTAGATTTCCGCTTTTGATGAAAATTCCGGCAAACATAATGCCAGCACAAATCCAGCAATACCTGAAAGACGACAAAGGTAAAAACAGATGGACTTTAAAATATTCTGTAAAAGTGGATGGGTATATATATGCTATCACTACACAATGGTATGTTCAAAATGATATACATGTTAACAAGTTTCTCAGAAAATACAAACCTGCTGAAAATGAATAGTGATTTAAAAACATTTGTTCATAGAAACACAACAGATGCAGAATTCCATGACTTAATGATGTCTGATTCAACAGATTTTCCAACGTATCCAGGAGTATATGTCTTTGTAAGTCACAACCAAAAATTTGTATACCCTAATGGGATGTCACGAATTATTTACATTGGAAAAGCAGAAAACCTAAAGGCTAGATTATCAACTCATAAAAGGCATCTTAAGGAGCTTGCTAATTTACCTATAAAAGAGAAATCAATAAATTGGTGGTACGCTCGATATCATTACATGTCCGCTTTCGGATGTAAAGTGTTCTGTTTTAGAGTAAAAGGCAAACAGGAAGCTAAAAATCTTGAACATAAGCTTCTTAGCTACTTTTATCATAGGTATTATGCTATGCCTGTTGGAAATGGGGCAATTTCAAATCCAATTCTTCGAAGTGATGAATAAATTTATCTAACCTTAGATTAGATGAAAAGATTCCTATGAATTTGCGAAAGGGAAGCCACTCGCTTTAAGTCTTAACGGCGGGCGTCTTTTGTTCTTACTGTAAAAGCATAGCCGTAAGGCATATATTGACATCGAACAAGCCAAAAGTCCAACGATACTCTAATAATGCTCTAACAATTTACGTCTTTTTGTACTGGACTTTGTAAAACTCCGGCAGTAAAGTTTGAAAGATTAGTGTAGTTTATCGGGGGCTTACTTAGCAGCCGGAAAATCTTAATTTTTTGGAACGTGAAATTTAATTAATAAATATTATTATATTTGCAAGGCGGTTATCATATATGTCAATCGCTGGTTTTTCAAGTAATCACACCCTAAAAAAAGTATTATGGAAAAAAAAATTATTAGTAGTGTGTTATTCAGGTTCTGGAATTAAAACACTGAAAGTTTTAGCTAAAATACTTTTGGTTTTTGCTATTCTTGGTATTGTCTTAATATTTGTCGGAATGATTGTAAATTACGAAAACCAATATACTTATAGACCAAGTTTAGATGGAGATTTAGTCATTCTTTTTGGAATTTCCACAATTATCACCGGTAGTTTGTTATCTCCAGTTTTTAAAGCACTTGCTACAATTGCAGAAACGGCGTTAATAAAAAAACACATAATCCAATCAGAATACGATTTTATGGAGACTGACAAACCAGAAAAGGCTGGAGTATTGCATGAAGAAGTAGGGAGTAAATAA